TGGTATGGCAATAGATGTATTTGAACCATTAAAAGATTTACAAGGCAACAAACAAAAGAGTGCTAGTTGGTATAGGAATGCTGTATCTTTAATTGCAGATAGAACTAGTCCTAGTGAATTGTTTGCTAGTGGTAAATTATTAGGTAGACCTAGTGCAGGTCGTATGGCCATGTTTTTCTATGACCCTAAAACAAAAGCACGATTACCATATTACGATACTTTTCCATTGGTACTACCATTAGAACCAATGAAAGGTGGTTTTATAGGTTTAAACTTTCATTATCTACCTTACGGTGCTAGATTTGCATTTTTACAACAATTACAATCATATTCTAGTAATGCAAAGTTTGACCAATCAACTAAAATTCAAGCTTCATACAATGCTATTAAGAACAATAAATATACCAAAGCGAGTATAAAGAGATATTTGTACTCACAGGTCAGGTCTTCATTTTTAAGAGTAAATGTAAATGAGATGGCATTGGCAGCTTACTTACCAGTAGCACAATTTCAAGGTGCAACAATCGGTCAAGTATTTGCTAAAAGTAGAAAGACATATTAATGGACAGAGATAGAACAAAACAATTGGTAGAACACACTAACAAAATTAATAAACATAAAAAAGAATTAGAACTATCTAAATCTTTAAGACAAGAAGTTGAGATTGGTGCTACAGGTACACAAAGATATAGAATTAAAAAAGGACCTAATAAAGGAAAAATACTGTAATGGCAATTTTAAGAGGTGGTCGTAGAATAGGTAACTTTGATATTAGACTTGGTTTACCAAGAGATAAGTCATTAGCTGATGTAGCAGGTGACCCTAGACTACAAAGAAAACCTGGTGGTTCTGGTGTACTACAAAGATTTCAGGCACAGATAAATCAAGGTGAAGGTATGGCAAGACCAAATAGGTTTTATGTCATAATAAATCCACCACAAAAATTAATTACAACACCAGGTCATGACTTTGATATTGTACCAAATACAAGTAATGATTTAAATAGTGGTACTATGCGTGAGAACATGCAAATGATGTGTAATAAGATTACCATGCCGAGTAGAGATATTAATACAGCACCACATAAAACTTATGGACCAAAAAGAGAAATGCCCTACGCATACTCATTTAGTGGTGAAATAGAGATGACATTTTTTGGTGATAAGTTTTTAAGACAAAGAATGTTTTGGGAAAATTGGCAAAAAACAATATTTAATAATGAAACTCACGACATGAAATATTATGATAATTATGTTGGCTCAATAGATATATTTCAGTTAGGTCAGTTTGACGCTAAAGCTGATGATGACGCTAGAGTTACATATGCAGTTAGATTATATGAAGTTTATCCACAAGTTATTAGTCCTATTGAATATACATATGGTGCTAATAATACTATTGTTGAAGTACCTGTTACTTTAAACTTTAGAAATTGGGTAAATTTAACAATTGACCAAGTCAATGGTGCAACAATTGGTCAAGCAGCCGGTGATAAACCGACTATAAAAGCAAGTAAAGATTTTGGTTTGTTTGGTGGTATTTTAAGTAAACTACCTCCTGAAATAAGACGAGCAGGTAGAGATATACTACAAACAACTAGAAGAAATCTACCAATTGGTAGAGTTACAGGTGGAAGATTATTTCCGCCTTTTGGTTAATAATTAAGGAGTAATATTATGGCATTGCCAGTATTGGAAAGTAATACTTTTGAATTGACATTACCATCAAGTGATGTAAAAGTAAAGTATAGACCGTTTCTTGTAAAAGAAGAAAAGATTTTATTACAAGCGATGGAATCAAAAGAACAAAAACAAATTGTACAAGCATTAAAAGATATAGTTAGTGTGTGTACATTTGGACAATTAAATGTTGATGACTTACCGACATTTGACCTAGAATATGTATTTTTACAGATTAGGTCTAAATCAGTAGGTGAAGTTGTTAACTTAAAAATTCTATGTCCTGACACTAAAAAAGATTATGCAGAGGTTGAAGTTGACTTATCAAAAGTTGATGTGCATGTAGATGATGAACATAGAAATAAAATTATGGTTGACGAAGAAAAGAAAATAGGTGTATTGATGAAATACCCTACAATCAATTCTGTTGACCCTACGATAGATTATAGTAAAGGTGCTGATACAAAAACATTATTTGGTGTGATTGCAGATGGCGTTTACCAAATCTTTGAAGGTGAACAAGTGCATATGGCTAAAGACTATTCTAGGGAAGAACTAGATAAGTTTATAGAAAGTTTAGATAGTAAATCTTTTAAGAAAATACAGAGATTTTATGAAACTATGCCAAAACTTATGCATGAGATTGATGTAACCAACCCTAAAACGAAGGTAACAAGTAAGATTACATTATCAGGTCTTTCCGATTTTTTCGGGTAGCCCTATCACATGACACGCTTGAAAACCATTATCAGGTGAATTTTGCATTAATGCAACATCATAAATATTCATTAACTGAATTAAATGATATGGTACCGTGGGAAAGGGAGATATATGTAAACTTGTTGATTGCATATATTAAAGAAGAAAAAGAAAAACGAGAACGAGAGAGAAAATAAAATGATAGAAAAAATAAAATCAATGTTCGGCGCAGGTTGGTCAGGATTTAAATATGGATGCTCACAATTGTGGCATTTTATTGAGGTAGAAATACCTGAATTAATATCAAACTGGAGATTAGTACCAAGACTTATGATGGTTGCTTATGCATATGCATTTATGGAAGTCATCACTTGGTTTATGGCATTAGAAGCTCCTAATAACGCTCAAGCAGGTTTAGTTTCAGTAGTTGTTGGTGCTGGTGCTGGTTGGTTTGCAATATATGTAAATGGTAAACCATCAAAAGTAAAATCTAAAGATTAATAAAGTATAGAGAGTTAAATGGCTGAAGAAAACAAAAATGTATCAAGTGCTCTGGCAGTTGTAGAAGAACAACAAAAAATTGTTGGTAACGCATTAGTAGCTGCCTCTGGTACTGCTGTATTAGCTGAAAACTCTGATACTTCAACTGAAATACTTGAACAAATTAGATTTATACAAAATCAAACATTACGAGCAGTTAGAAGTGTTGCTGATGGTATCATGGAAATGGTTGCCTTTAACAAATTACAAGATAGACGAGCACTAGAAGATAAAACTGAAAATGAAAAAGAAAATATAGGTGCATTACCAGGCGATATACCTGGTGATAGTGGTGGTGGAGTGGCTGATGACGCAGACCAAAAAACAGGTGGTTTCTTTGGATTTATTGGTGGTTTGCCGGGTGCAGGTTTCTTAAAAAAAATAATAGCACCAGTTACAGCATTCTTTGGTAAATCAGGTCTATTGGTAAAACTATTTGGTAGATTTGGTCCTTTGGGTGCATTAATATTAGGTTTTACTTTAGTTTACAGATATGCTGATGATATAGCAAAGGCATTAGCACCAGCTTTAGATGCTCTTAAAAAAATAGGCACAACTCTTCAACCTGTCTTTGATGAAATAATGAAAGTTGCAGATATGGTAGTTAAGGGAGCATTACTAGTTATTGGTCAAACATTAAAACTTGCAATTGAAACATTAGAATTAGGATTTATGACATTTGTAAATAGTTTGGTATTTGTAAAAGATTTATTATGGGGTTTTATAACAGGCGATTTAGAATTAGTTAAAAGTGCATTTACAAATCTATTTGCAGGTTTTCAAGAGATAGGTGATAAGTTTATAAGTGCAATATTAAAAACATTTACAGATATGATAAATGGTATTGGTGAATTATTTGGTTTTGAAAATTTAATTGATCCGTTAAAAAAATTCTTTTTAGAAACAATACCAGATATTTTTACAGAAGCATTTGAAAATTTTAAAATAGAAATAAAAAAAGATATAGATTTTGCAATAGGTAGATTCAATGAGATTTTTACTTTTGTAGCAGATACATTTAATAATTTAGTTACAGGTGTAAAAGATGCTGTTGTAGGAATACCTAGCACAATTATAGGATTAGTTGACAAAATGTTTAAACCTATTACAAACTTTTTTGCTAGTATAGGCAATAGAATTAAAGAAGCAATAAACGGTATTGTTGACGCATTACCATTACCTGATTTTGTTAAAGATAAAATGAAATTTAATATTACACCAACACAATCACAATTAGACGAGGTTTCAACAGGTGACGCTAGCGTTGCTGAAAAGATTGCATTAGACGAGGCAAAAGGTTTAGAGACCATTGCTGGTAAATATCAATTTAAAGACGGTGTATTACAACAAAATGGTCAAGACTTTAGAGCTATTGGTGCTGGTTTTGCAGAAGCAGTCGCTGAAGAAATAGGTTCTCAAGCGAAAGTGGCATATGATAAAACAAATAAAAAATATGTTGTTGTAAAACAAGATATGTCATTAGGCGAAAGAGAAGGAACTACAATACAAAGTCCAGATTTAGATATGACAGACATTATAGGAACAGGTAATACAACAAATGTTAAGTTACCGGTAGGTAGTATACCTGATTTAGCAAATGATAATCAAGGTGCAGTTGTAGTTAATAATAATAATTATAATACAAGTAATAGCTCAGTAAATAGTCAAACAGATGTACATAGTGGTAAACTAGATACAGGCATTGACCCATACTTTGAAAAGAGTGCTAACAATTTAAGTGCTTAGTATTGACCTAGGTCTTTCTCTGTAATCAATTTAAACTTCATACCCTTATCATCACAATAAGATTTTGCTGCTTGCCATTTAGCTTGGTTCTTGATATACTCAAATGACTCTCTCATATAAGACTTGGTTTTCTTTTTAGGTGGTTTTGGTTTTGCTACTTGCCTAGATGGTTTTATTTCAATCATATACTTATCATTATTGACGGTCTTAACAATAAAGTCAGGAAAGTATCTATGATATTTTTTATCTAGTGGATTGTAGTATCTAACAGGCAATTCTTCACTTGCCCAATACAATATATCTTGATTAAGGTCGCAGTAACGCATGAACCGTCTTTCCAACAATGACCGATATACTATTTGCTTGGTATTACCAACATATTTCTTTGGATTGGTTGGTCTATATAATCCTTTATAACTCTTTGCCATAATGTACCTATAATCTATATAAATATTACTAATTAAGGATTATTTATATGCCATTTAGTAAGTTAAGAAATTCGCTGTCAAACCTAGCAACACCATTTTTAGCAAATGCGATTAACAATTTTGCTTCAAAAAATGGTGCCAAAGACGCAGGTAAAGTAGCAGCTCAATTAAGAAAAAAAGGTCCGTTTGATATAGATGACGCACCATCACAAAATTTAATTGAAAATCCATTATCATTCAATCCTGTACAATATCCATTAGACCTTGGTAACAATGGTTTAGGACATTATATACTATTTGAATCAGGTTTTGTAGGTTATAGTCCTCAAACTAGTCCAGCATTTTCATCAAAGAAAAGGCAACAAAGAGTTACATCTAAAGTAGGTGATAAATCAATTACTACAGCTGCTATTGCATTATACATGCCATCTAGTATCAAGTCAAGTTATCAACAAACATATGAGGGTGATACTGCTGGTATAGCAGGTGATTTAGAGGCAATAAAAGGTGGTATAGATAAAATAAATGCTAATGCAGGCGGACCCCCAGGCACAAGTATGTCTTCACAACAAATTAAGGCAGCGTTAGAGGGTGCTACAGGTATTGCAATTAGACAAGGTAAAAAATTAGTAGGTGAATTAGTGAGTATGGCAGGTGCTGGTGACCCGGTAAGATTTTTACAAAAGAGAAGTGGTACAGCATTAAATCCTAGAAATGAACAATTTTATGATTCACCTGATTTTAGAAGTTTCGCATATACATTTGATTTCTGGCCTAGAAACATGAAAGAAGCA